GTACCGGATGCATCCACAGATAAATATCCCGTAAATTCATTTGATGACGAGGTTGAGTGGCCCATCGAACCATTATCTGCGTGTTCTAGTGTAACCCAAACACCATTTACTAGTTTTTCGAATTTAAGGTGGTGAACTCCTACAAACTGAGCTGTTTGATTCAGTACGTGAGTACTTTTAGCTTGGATTAACACTCGGCTCGGTTGAGGACATGTAAATTCATATACCGCTCTTGTACACATGTCCGATACGTACTTATACAGGCTGTACCATCCGGCGGAACTAGATATGTATGCAGGATGGTCACGATATTGCATGGTTGTTATGTTTACAAACTTAGGGTAAAATGTAGTAGGATTGTCGTTATTCCAAAAAGCCATGGCTATGTTTAATGATCCAGCTATCCAAAACGAACTAAAAGATTTTATCTCATACACTTTAAATTTAAATAACGGATTAGAATCATCCCACGGATATCCACGAAGTCCGGTAACTCTTCCTTGTTGGTCTACGGTCAATCGTTGTATATTTCCATAATCACCTGCAGGTACTGTCGTATTTGTCAACGATATTGTAGGATTTCCGTTAACACCACTTCCATTCGCTACGTTAATCTGACCAGCAGTACCAGCAATTGACACAGACCCCACTTCCGTAGCTTTCTTAACTAAAATACCTTGTCCGGTCGTAGTAATAGATTTTAAAAATAATACTAAACGATCACTGGATATTGTGCCGGATATTATGTCACCCGCGTCTACAGTGGTGCTCGTTGGGATTGCGGCGATAGCAGTAGATATTAAACCCGGAACGGTTGCAATCGCTGTTGATATCGCTGTTGATATTTTAGTGTCAACGTAATCTTTGTTAGTAGCATCAGCGTATGATAATGGAGCGGGTAGGTTTATCATTCGATATATGCTTTGCATATCGAAATCGGATGTTATGGGTCCACTAAATCCCACCGAAGACCATGTCTCTGTTATATCGAGAGTTTTAAGAACGTTGTTGTCAGAGTCAAACCAAAGTTGTCCCACGGTTGGTTTGACTGGAGGGGTTGATCCAGCAAAATTTTCCAACATTCGTACGAAATTCTCGTTTACTTTCTCGCCATAACGCAAGAAACCTTGACCAATCAGGTGAATAGACGTGTGACATCTATCCGGGTCAGTGATTAATAGTTCAGGACCGTCGAAACTCCCAGGTCCGACCTGGAAAGCACTTTTGCCTACCAGGGAAGAATCATTAAAATCAATTGTATAGACAGTACCAGCCATCGGATATCCTTATTGTCGTCGTGACATTGTTTATTTATGTGTATTTATAAGTCCATCTCTTTAACCAATTTGTCCATGTACGTCTTGTCGACTAATCTACTTTCAAACTTCTGTTTCCAATAAGGGAACCGTACTAAACCTTCTAAAATATGTTGTTCTTCTGAAGACAACAGCTCAAACTTTACCATGAACTTCCTGCTTCTTAGTAATACCCAAGGCGAGAGTTTCCGTTCACGAATCAGCTGTATTAAATCTGCACCAGTAAGCACATCAAACACCTCTCTAATATCACATTCAGCTGCATCAACGATTTTCTCCATTGTACGGATCGTAATTCCAGCTTGTCGCTTTGGTGAAAGTTTACGATCCAGGTATTCAATATAATGCGAGTACATATCATCAGACGTCCAGTGAACTGGTAGTATATCCTTATCGTTCATCATCCTAATATACAATTCAGTTTCTGTGATTTTTAATCTTTTTACGAATTCGGCAAATTTAAAAAATGACTTAAAATATCTGGAGTTCATGAATGACTCAATGCTTGGGGCATTCTTCTTTTTTACGGTAAACCAGGTAGAGTACAACCCATACGCAGTCTGTCCCGTTGGAGTTTTAATATCTTCCCGACGTTGCATCTTTTCACATTTGTGTAGTGAATATCCGGTGTCTGTTTTGAATTCAGCTCCACAAAACGAACACACAAGTGGCTCACGAAATACGACGTTTTGTGGTTTAATCTTTGGCATTATCTATTTTTCAGTTCTGTTGTGATGCGTTGAATTTCGTCTTTTTGTAATCCATGTAGACTCGCAAGATCTATTATCGTGGTGGATGATAACAAAGGAAACACTTCCTTTGCTTGTTGAGAATTATAGCCATAATGAAGCTTGATTACTTCTATGCAATGTCTGCAACTGTGTGAATCACTATTTGTTTTGATCCATTTATACCGTTGCTTTTTCGTAGTACATATTGTCATCAACTTGAATAACAAGTTTTTATGATTAAACAAAGAGTATACATATGGATTTACGAGTTCATTAAGCAATATCACTTGTAACGGAACGTTTGTTCCTGACATCCATCTCATAGCGATAACAGGATAAAACCCTTTTTGTTGGTCAATTGTCAACTCATCATAGAAGTTATGATTTTTGTTGTCAATTTGACCCAACGTTTGAAATATGTCTAACTTATAAGTCTTCTTCTGTTCCACTCGCTCGTTCCAATGTAATAACAGGTTTCATTGTTTTTTCGCAGAATTTACACGTAATAGTCTCAAGAGATTCATTGATCACCAACATATCATATGGGTGTATGCATTCATCCACCATGATAGAACGCAGTGCGGTGATATCATCGTATATTGGTCGCATGGCAGACCTAATTTCCATAATCTGATCTTCAAGTGGGCGAAGCTGTGTTATTAACTTCTCCATGTTCGTACGTTTGCGTTCCCAAGCGGTTTTTTCACTTCTTGTTGCATGATTCGACACAGACTCAAATATACGTCTTGTGTTCATTTGTGTTGGTGTTTCATCTTCTGGTTTTTTCATTCTGGCCATGTAGTTCTCCCTATAATTGTCCAAGTCTTATAACACAAGCTGCGAAATTAATTTCCGGATCGGAACATAACGCATGCTTATACAGATGATCAGCTATTACCATAATAGATTCCTCCCATCGTTCAACGTTCGTGAATTTTGGAGCACGTTCAATATTCTCATACAAAAATCTATATACTTCCTCCCACTCTTCACCTGATACGTTAGCACACACAAGTTCTCTAACTTTGGTCCACTTATCCGCTTGAATCAAATCCAATAATTCGAATTTATAATCCCCACCTTCTTTTTGTGACGTTAATGAAGGTAACGTTCCGTTCTGTGCATGTTGTTGTAACAGGTTGACGATTTTACGAATATCAGGATATCCTACCGACACGTACCTGTCTAGCGTATCAAAATCAAATTTAATTCGTTCGCCAAGAAGAATTTTGGCCGCGTATTCGGTTACGTTATCTCTATCAGAAGCTTTGAACCTATGATGTTGACATCGTGATCTAATCGCTGGAATTATCTTGTTTTCGTAGTTACATGTCAAGATGAATCGAGCTACATCTGTGTACTCTTCTAACATAACACGTAACACCGCTTGTGCATTTGGAGTAATGTAATCAGCTTCTTCCAATAGAACTACTTTAAATTCACCCATGATAAACGTAGAAACGAATCCTTTGATCTTGTCTCTGATGACGTCAACACTATTTTCATCCGAAGCATTGATCACCATTATATCATTCGGATCAATATCACACTCAGTAATTAAGATCTTTGCAAGAGTAGTCTTACCTGTACCAGGCGATCCAGATAGTAATAAATGTGGAATCGATTTGACTTCAACCATTTTAGAAAACGCTGCTTGTTGCTTTTCGTCGTGAAATACATAGTCGTCCAATTTGTGTGGTCGATATTTTTCGACCCATAGATGCTCAAGTTGTGCCATTAATTATAATACTCCTGAAAGTATTATAATTATACTACGATTTAGTAGAAATTACAATAGTGCATCGCTAGCACGAATATCGTTTACGATTTGATTTTTTCGTGCAAGGGTTGCTACGTTTGGATCTATCAAGTTTTCATGAGTTGGGTATTGAATCTTCTTCAACTCTTCTTCGATTACCATGCGAATTTCGTCAGATGTCAAATTGTTCTGATCGTTCTGTGTACTAATACTTTGATTGAGTTCGTCGGTTGCGTTCTCGTTTAATTGAGCGATTGACTCCATGTCTTCTTTTCGTAATCGAAGAGCTATGTTTACTCCAATCGTGAGAGCAACGGCTAATGGATCAAATACCGCTATCAACAACAAAATCATATACTTCGTCGCGTCGTCTATGTTTTGACCAAACGCTTGTGCAATGTATACGATGGGTCCTACGTGAGATTGTGTGGTTAACATTTGAGTATTGAGTTTCTGCATTTCATTTGTAATGATCGGAAGTCTGGCGTTGATTACAGTAACTTCTGGACCAAACGATTTCATTAGTTTTTGTCGACCTCTCACATAATCAGCGGGTAACATAGCAATCTGAGCATCTATTTCCTTCTTACGGTCTAATAGATGTGTTTGCTCTTGAGTTAATAGAGTCAATTGTGATTCTACTTGTTTGAGCGGTAACGTATCTGCCTGATATCCTAGTGATAACATCCCAAATATACCCATTGATGTTATGACCATCAATAATAACACTGCTGAAACCAAGTACACTCGAAGTAACACCCCTATCCTGGTCCAATATCTGTATAGAAACGACGCAGATACCAATTTACCAATTTCCAACGCACCACCCATGATCATTACTGGAATGAGCATTCCTTGGAATAACTGAGCAAGTCCATACACACTGAAAAACGCTGCTGTTCCAGCGATTGACAACGTGGATAATACCAGAATTACTATGAAAATCATGATTTAAATTTCCTTAATACCAATTACTTCCTTCTCGGCGGTCCGCCACATCATAGTGTCCTCGAATCGAAATCCCTCAGTCCAGCGCAAAGCATCTACCAACACTTCCATTCCAGGTTTCACATATTCGACCTTATTACCGACTGCTATCACCTTTACCCAGCGAGGACTCCCTGCGCTATCAACCAATGTTTTATACACGATTCCACTATCAGTTTTATTAACAAAAGCATTGTTCTCGTAACTATCAACGAATACAAATAAAATTGAATCATTTACTGGTCTTAACATATTATTCCTTAATCTTTGTGTTTTTTGTTGTTGATGATGCACTAATATCTATTAGCGGTTCCATATTTACAGGTTCTGGTACTTTTTTAATTCTGCGCTTAACTCTTTCATCGATGAATTTATCTTGTCTTTTCACCACAACAGCGGGTTCTTCCGTTTTTACTACTTTACCAGCTGCTATTTGGGCTTTGATAGACAAAATATCGAAATCTACCATTTCGCCTTTAGCACTTTTGATACGTCTACCCATGATCATCTCCTTAAAGTTATTATATTTATGCTAAGAATCACGCAAGAAATCTTGTATAGGTAATTCCCATTCTACACTATCAATGTCGTGTAGTCCCAATAAGTACAACACGTACGATGATACACTACTACCTCGTCCTACTCCCCACACGACACTATTACGTTCAAAAGTATCAATGATGTAAACAATTAACTGCAATACTGTCATAAGTTGATGTTTTTTAAAGAGTTTTAATTCAGTTAATGTTCTATCTAATCTCAAGCGCTGTTTATTCTTATCTAATCCTTTAAGTTCTACGTCCAGTGCATCAAAAACAACATCCTCAACGTCAATTCGTTGGTATGCTTGATTAAATGTCCAACCAAAATTTAACGGTTTACATTCTGTTTTTACTGATATAGCATTGTGTTTATTAGATAATCTGTTATATTGGTTTATCTCTGGAGTCAATTTCGTAGCGTAGAGTCGGGTCGGATCGATACCAGTAGTAATCACTTTGGTGAATAAATCTGGGTGTATTGACACATCTCCATCGAACCACAGAACTCGGTCCGATAAGTCAGATTTAAACATAATTGGTAGTGTATGATCCAGTAGATGTGTCTATATCAGGTGTTTTTGGATTAAGTAAATGTGATGGGGGTGGTGGCAACGTGAATGATGTGTTATTGGTAACACCTCGTGGTACAATCGAAGATGGCATTGGGGTTGGGGCAGGAACTGGTACATATTCATGTTCTTCAATTCTATTCATTACTGAAGCTCTGGGTATGGGTCCTTGGGGGTGGAGATTAGTTTTGGGTAATGATTCAACAATCGATTCAATTTTTTGTCTAATTTTATTCCATTGACTTGCATTGGGAGTCCATTCAGCTTCCTGCATGTCTTCAACACCTTGTAACCACGATTTAAAATCATTTAGAGAAATTCCATCTGCAATCATAACATTATCCTTATTCAATAACTAGTCGTTGTTTTCTATTTGTAACAGCTGAATAACTAACATGAACCCATCCAGAGAACGGATCCTGGCGGCGAGGAAATTCACGAATTAGTTGATCATACACAGGAACGTTCGCATATATCCACTCAACAATAGCGTCATTACGGATTCCTGGAATTTCAAAGTCCACCGACTCACCTTTAGGATGACTCTTTAGTGCAAAATATTGTTTCCACGATGATGCAGTTACTCGTTTTCCTTGTCTAGCACACCATTTACGATATGGTATTTCATTGATATGTCGTTCGAGTGCTTCACTTCTATACCAGGAGTTAGGTGAAAACGGTATTCCAAAATGTTGTCTGACTGGTTCTAACACATGAATAGCCGTCAGTTGTGCTGCAGCTAGCACCGCTGGAGTAGGTGTATTATCAATCCCGTTCCTTGCAGCTGTTTCAGAATTACCAATTTCATACATTTTAAAGTGTGGTGAAATGTTTTTACCTGGATCGTATATCAGCATATTAAATTCCTTAAAATAGATCACCTACGATTGTAGTTTTCATATATTTCGTGTACGTGTCCACAGGAGAAATGTTAATCCAATATCCAGGTGCAACCGGGTGACACAACATTTGGTGTTTATTCAACGAAGGACCAACGTGTTTATATTGTGGATGATAGTCTATAGGTGTTGCATAAACCGGAGATGCTCGAGTTTGTTGTGGTCCACCACCCAGCAACGAATGAACCTGACCAGTTAAATCTGCTATCTTAACAACATCTAATTGCATTGTTTCTGGGTCGTATACTACAACAAACCAATTAGCAGGAAGTATAAATGGAAATCCTAATACGTCAAGAGTGATGGATGGAGATATTATTTCTTCAATCATTGTAATCGGAGCTAATGTAAAATCATACATTTCCAAATCTAATACCCACATATGCGATGAATAAAGAGGAGTATGTATACTATCAACTATTACTGGTGCTGTGTGTTCATTATAGATAATCATCGTTATCCTTTTGATTTTTATTATAATATCATTATAGATGTATTACCTTTAAAAGTCAACCAGGTCATTCACTTGTTCAAATTTGATATACCCACAGTTCCACACTCTTAACATTCCATTCTTATCACAGTTTTCAAATTCAGTCAAATTTGGGTCGAACACCTCGAGTTTGCTATGTAAAAATTTACGCATGAAGTTACTTCGATGGACTCGTTTTGTACCTACCACGTAATTATACGATGGCAATACGTCTGTAACTCTTGTGAATCCAGTGACTTCATATAAACGTCCGGCACTCCATGACTTATCAGCAAATGTGTAGATTCGTTTCCACGTGGGATGTACAATCTTAAAATGGTGTAATAGTTTACTAAAACCACCAACTACTTTAATTGATGTTGCATATCTGTTAATTTCATAAACATTATGGTTGCGTCTGATTAATGATAAACAAGCAACTAACGTTTCGTCATGATATAATCCATACGAATAACTACTACGTGAATCGCCTTGTATATGATTTACGTTGAAGAATGGTTGTCTTTCCTGAACGTCGACTACTTTAACAGTACATTGTCTAGCGTACACCCTACTCTGCTCATTCACGTTCAACCGTTCTCGTAACAACGTCTTAACAATATCCGTCTGATTCAACCAGTTATCTTCGAATATCGTTATCAAGTTATAACCCTGTTTAACACATTGTTGAGTTTTATCATGATGGTAATATTTTGATTTAAACCTATCTGAATGCCAGTATAATCCACAATATTCAATCGCTAACCGTAACTCTGGTATCACGATATCTAATTCGTACGGAGGTATTATATCTCTCACGTTTGTGAGTACAATTAAATCTGTTAAGCTAGTTACGAACTTAAATACATCCTGTTCTCCGTTAGACACAAAGAAATGTTTAACTTCAACACCTAATTTGTTGCAATAATTAGATACTGTAGTAGGATCCACTTCTAATTCATGAGCTATTTCACGTAACGTCCTTTTGTTTTCGTGGTGTTGAGTGGTAAGCCATTTACTATCATTCAGTTTACTTAAAGCATCGGTACCTATAAAAGAGCTGCCTATGTGTTGAATACCGTAACGTGTCGTGTTGGTATTTTTTATAACGTCTTTGATAATATCAGAACCGAATGGATTATAATGTCCATATTTTAAAATATTAGTAGATTTTCTTTTATCGTTTATAACATCAATATGGTTCATGTTGATAGTACCATAGTTTTTTAGCAATGTTTGTGCTTTTTGTTCCTGTATACGATCGACGTTACTAACATTAAAAACTCCATAGCGAGTCACGTTAGTTTCTTTTCTTTTGTTTTTGGTAGTGTCACTTCTAGTTGCACACTGCACAGAACAAAACGTATCATATTTTAATTTGGTTTTCTTAAATTCAACGGACTTACCACACAATTCACAACGTGGTACTTCTTGAATATTATGAATTATACAGAATATTCGTTCTTGTATTGTGGATCCAACTGGCAAAAAGTTCGTTACTGATATAATATCATCTAATATCTGTGGATGCTTTTTGAAAAATGCATCAGGCCGAGTTGTTAAGAATTTTCCACTTTCATCTATTATATTAAAAGTCAATAGATTCGTGATCGACTGCATAATCATATATAACCTTTTTAAATTTATATTTCGATTCTTTGTAATATCGAACACGAGATGCTAAATGTTTTTTAGAGTATTCAAGATTTCCGCATATGTCTATCACATCAACACTATTTTTATCTCTGCCCTTTCGCAATCCACGACCAATCATCTGAATTACCCTTACAAACGATTTTCCACCATCAATGTATATCAAATTGAATATACGATCGATGCTTAAACCAACACCAGCGATCTGCACAGTTGCAATCACGATGACGTTATCGTTAGTTTCAAATGTATCATAAACTTCTTGTCGTACTTGTTGAGAATCTTTTCCGTGTAAAAATATTGAATTGCTCATTAATTTTTTAAGGTTTTTGCCCACCGATACGCTGGTAACCAAACACAACACGTTTCCACGTGTTGATATACTCTTCTCCATTATAAAATCAGCGATTCGTTGGCGACGGAGTACGTCATGTCCCAAAAAATGAACTTCGTTGTCATATGTAACTTTTTCATCAGGGTCGTTGATGTTGTTTTCCATTAACTGTGCCAGTCTTGCTTCGTCGTTTAATTGCAATACTGTGATATTAGGAACTGCTAACCAACCACTTGCAATTAATTCGTGTGCTGGAATTGTATATCTAACAGAACCAATACTAAGTATTATCGATAACAAATCCACTGTATTCTTTGGAAGAGTTCCTGTTAACCCGAATCTATGGACGATGTCCTTTCCGTATTCATTGATTAGGCTTCCTATCACAGACGCTTTGGCACCTTGACACTCGTCTACTACCAGTACCTGAAACTGATGAATTATCTTTGGATTGTTCTGAAGTGCTTGCCAACTCGATACGATATGTTGGTGGTCAAAGTCTTTCACTGACCCACTATATTCTCCGACGTCTAAGCCAAACATATTAAATGTCGCAACAGTTTGTTCTACCAATGTTATATTTGGTACTATCGTAATTGACCGAAGATCTTGTTTACCGTAAATATCTACCAATACAGCGTTGATCGTTGATTTGCCTGCACCTGTTCCGGCTATAACGATTCCGTTACCATGCGTCGTTACTTGGTTGATTGCATCTACTTGATACGGTCTAATTAGGTATGGTTCGTTTGTTTTAGGATCAACGACGTGTTGAAAATAAGTTTCATCCACAGGATCTACATCGACATACGTACCCGTGCGTTTATCATTTAATTCAACTTTATAACCAAGTGACGTAATGGTTGGAATGATCTTGTCTAGTAGATTGACGTAAGTACGTCCGGCCTCGGTGAAAAACTGCTTTTTACCGTCCCATATTTTTAATTTATACTTCGGTTGAAAATAATACCCTTCGACGTGGTGAGCGTGTTGATATACCAACAAATCGACGTGATCAGATAAGAGTCCTGAAATTATACAACGAACTTCATCTTGTATAGTTATCCTAACTTTCTTAGCATACGTTTGTTCGACGAGGCGATCTGTATCCATTAAACTTTACTCAATTGTATAGTCAGTAGTACTTGCCACCACTATTCTGGTTATGTTGTTAAGTGCAAACCCACGGGCTTTAAATGCTTCAACCACAGACACGTATCGATCGTATAAGTCTTTTAATTCCAAATACAATTCATATGCAACAATAAATGTCGGTTCGTGATTGATGTATTGTTCTTTGTCTTTTGATTGGATGTCTCTTGAATAATTTTCTGTGTAATCTTTCCACAGTTTGCCTCTAACCCGTTGAACGCTGAGATCCATGTAATCTAATGCTGTTTTTAATTCGGCTCGTTTTGCATCATAATACACCAACCACGATGGTTGTTCGTGGAGGGCGATGACGAGATCCTTCCCCTGTAAACGCAGATGATCCTCAAAACCATCAAGCTGAGATTCATAAACTTCTATAATTGCGATGACATTAGTGACGTTCTCGTGTAATAATTCAAGGGGTCTTTTCATGTTTAATGTAATGTGTGTTTAATAGGTATCGTATTATCTTCCGTAACATTATCATTGAATTCATCGAATTCATCAACTGGGTCATCAGGGAGATTTGTAGTTGAATTATATCTACCATACAATTCTTGTTTTAACTGTTGTCTAGCATTCTTTTCAACTTGAGATTTTTCTGATTGCAGAAAAAAGTTTATAATCTCTTGTTTTGACTGTAATTCCACTATATTCATTGGAATTCCTACTGTTAACACCTTGTGTTGTGAGCCATCAGGTACAGCAAGCTTAGCAGATACCACAAGCAATCCATTAGTGGTGTCAATATCATCCCACACAACCTCGTGTGCATTTTGATTTAAGTACTCGATAATCGCTTCAAACACGAAATCAATTTTTTTGGCGATGTTGTTGGTTGCTTTTTCGAATACGAAATTACGTTTAGTTAGTGCATTCAATATAATCGAAGAAAATTCAGTGGGTTGTGTCAACATCAGTACCTCCGAAACTATATTGTACTATTTATAAGATAGTTTCGGAGGTAACACGGATCAGTACATTTTATGCGATGTTTTTGAACGTGTTATAACGTTGACCAGGGTCGTTGCTCCACACAGCATCCTGAACTTGCATCGTCAGATTAGCGACAAATTTCGTGTTTACTGTTAGTGGCAAGGCTGTGGTTTTCAACAACTCATTAATATTATTATGCATGTGTTCTGCATATTCAATTAATTCATCATAAGTCCACTTACCCGCTCGAATAGCTAACAACTCTGTAGCATCCGCTCGTCGAACGTTAATTATACCCGTTGACAAAGCTTCAGCTCCCATGCGTAGTAACCGCACCAGATGCATTGCATGTTTGGTATCATATCCGAACTGTTCTTCCAATGCTGATCTCTTAGGATTCCTGTTGGAAATCCAAGACCAATAATTAATCCAATTTTCATGAGATTCTTTGAACTGTTTAACATTTATTTTTACGATGATATCCGGCGTGCGACTCTTTCTTGTTAACAACTGAACAACGTAGTTCGGATTACCGTTAAAATATTCTGTTTCTTTAACGATAGGATTCCCATTTACATCTCTCCACGTTTTCCCGTTGTCTCTAAACAACCCGTATATGTTATCACCAAGATGCAGTGCTGAAAAATTATCAAACGGAACTTGTTTATTCCATGGTTTGTGAGATGTACAGTTGTGAACAACACTTACAAAATCCAGTTGTTTTGGACTTTCATCTGGTTGTGGAGAATTAATCCATTTACCGTGTCCTTTTATTCGTTTGAGCTGAGTAAATGCATATCCGAGCGTAGTTGCTGCAATTTTTGACGTCATCAAACTACCACGAGATTGTCGAATCAACTCAAAAGCTGGTGTTGATGTAAGTATATCTGATCCGTTTGTATGCAGAATTTCTACTATATTGGGATTCTGCTCTATGATCAGTTTCATAAATTTGTTCAACTCATAATACACCACATCATAGTCCTCTGGTGCATTGGTTGGAGTAAATTGTTCCACATTGAAAAACGGGGTTCTAATAGACATTGGAGGAGCCACGAATATACCACGAATGTCAACGTCTGACGTGGGTAACTGTGTTCCGTATGCACGTGATCCTGCGTACATACTAACGATTAGGTTTCGCATCATGTCATTTTGGGATATCATATATTCTCACTGTATTAAGAGAATATATGATATCATAATTACAGTCTATAGGCAACGATCCATTGTTGCATCTCGACACGGCAATAACACACGAATATATGTTTCAACCTCGATTAATCTTGTTCAGTTTTTTTAGACAATCGTTTCTGTTTAGAATTTTCTCCAGACGCGGTATCAATCTCTTCATCATTCTTGAGGTAATAGTGCAAATACACGTCAGTTTTAGCTTCGCACATTGCTAACACATCAGGTGCATATAGGTTAAAATTCTTTGATTGAAACTTATTATCAGATCCGACAATATTATACCATGCGCCTTTTTGTTCTATAACACCCATGTTCTTAGCTACATCAAGTAATCCGTTATATGGGTCCATTCCAGTTTCATATGGCACCTCAATTGTAACTGATTGAAAAGGCTTAGTAAATCGACTCTTATATCCTTCACACTTCATACGAATACCGTTCACCTCGCCGGGGGTATCCCCTCTGAGTTTTAATTTTGTAAGTAATGTAATTAGAGATAATGAATATTTAACAGCATCACTAACAATCCACACTCCTTCTCCGTTCATTACGTCTTGGTTCTTGTATACCTGATGGGTCACAATCATACTAACATTCTGATGTTTGATAGCATGTACGAATTGTCTAAGCACAGATTTTAACTGCTTGCTTCGTTGGCCTTGGTCACCTTTTAATACACCTTTGTCGAAATTCTCTTCTTCAGTTTCGGTCATTAACATATCAAGACTGTCAATAACAATGAGAACTTTAGGAGCATTAGCATCTCCAATGCCATATTCTTTTTCGTACGACTTTAAAAATGACGAAACATATTTCTGTGTTTGAGGAATAGTATCAAGATCTGCGTGTAGGAAGTTTTCTTCACTGACATCTACTCCAATCTTAGAAGCAAATTCATTATCCAGTGCATGTTCACTATCACCTACTACGACAAATATGCCATCTTTTTGTGCTTCTCTTATTGCATTACAAGTTATAAACGTCTTGCCTGATCCACTAGGACCTGCAAAACACACAATTCTGCCTTGAGGAATACCTCTCATGAAAC